TTGATGCCTATGGTAGGGTAACTGCTGCTGCTAGTGGTACTGGAGGATCTGGTACTGTTACATCAGTAGACCTTACAATGCCTTCTGCCTTTGCAGTTTCTGGCAACCCTATTACCACATCAGGCACATTAGCAGTAACCGGAGCAGGCTTAGCAAGTCAATATGTTAGGGGTGATGGCACACTTGCCAACTTCCCTGAATCAACTGGAGGAGGAAGCTCAATCAGTTACTACCTCAATGGCTCAATTACTCAATTGACCATAAGTGGTACAACTTACTATCAGATGAGCAAGACTCCTGTTTTCGGAGCAGGAACAAACTTTACAAGAACAAATGCTTCTGGTAATGGCTATATAGCATCATTCATTACCGATGCAGGAGACCCTAATATAATTTCAATACCAGGCGGCAACTTTAACCTTGAGTTCTACTTTAATGCCTCATCAGGTGGAGGTAGTCCTCAGTTTTATGCAGAGATTTACAAATATGATGGGGCAACACTAACATTGATAGCCTCTGGAAGCACCAACCCGGAAGGAATTACCAATGGCACAACAGTAGATCAGTACTTCACCTCTATAAGTGTGCCTACTACTGCTCTGGCATTGACTGATAGACTAGCGGTAAGGGTTTATGTGATTACATCGGGCAGGAATATTACGCTGCATACTGAAGACAATAACCTTTGCCAAGTCATTACCACTATAAGCACAGGACTAACTGCTCTTAATGGACTTACTGCACAGGTTCAGACCTTTGCCACAGGAACAAGTGGTACTGACTTCGCCATAAGCAGCGTAACCAATACTCATACATTCAACCTACCTGATGCCTCTGCTACTGCCAGAGGGTTAATTACTACAGGAGCGCAAACATTAGCCGGGATAAAGACCTTAGGCAATGGGGCAAGTGCAGGAGAGATAAGGTTACTTGAGGGCAGTGGAAGTGGAACTAATTATCTGGCACTAAAGGCAGCTGCAACATTAGCCTCTGATGTTAGCCTTACTTTGCCCAATGCCGATGGAAGCTCTGGTCAAGTATTACAGACTAATGGATCAGGCACTCTTAGCTGGGTTAACAATGGAGGCAGGCCATACATAACAGACATTACAGCCAACACAGTAACAGGCACATCTGAGCTTTTACTCATTTCGGTGCTGATACCAGCCAACACATTTGTTGCTGACAATCACTTCCAGATTACCTTTAGATTGACAAGGCCAGCTAATACAGGTCAGTCAACATGGAGATTCTACCTGAATACAAGTGCTGCAATTGGAGGCACTAACTTTGGAAGTTGGCAAATTGCAAGTAATGCAAATACAAGCTTTAAGATTGTCAGGAGCTTCTCAATAATCAATGCTACTACAACTACTAACTATAATAGTGTTGCCAATAATGTGACTACAGACTTCGGTTCAGGCACTAACACCAATGCAGCAATTGACTGGACAGTCAACCAGTACCTGGTAGTAAGCGCACAGAGTACTTCAGCTACCGGAGACAACTCATCAAGAGCAATAATAATTAGCCAAATCTAATGGCAATTCAATGTAGTAGATGGCAACTTAGAGAGCATAGTCAATGCCAGCGTAGGTCTATTCACTGAAGATGGTCAGTTTATCCAGCAGATAGGCACAGCAGTGCTTCCAGATGACTGCAACAACACTCAGATGCAGGCAACTGTTACCATACCAAGTAAAAAAGGCTGTTACCGGATGGGGCTGTATAATATAGGCTCATCGGGAGGAGAGACTACTTGTGAGCTTGTGTTCAATTATCTGCTTGATGGTGGAGTAAATGCCTATGTTGACCAGATAAATGAGAACTATGAGCTTCAATACTACACCTTTGGGCTATATGATGGCACTAATTACTCTCAGGAGTACTCAATCCAAGTACCTCCTGTGTCCTCTGGAGGCTTCAGTGTTGAGGACATAGTAGACTGGAGCAATACTATTCCTGGCATGGTATGCACCTATGACTCAGAGGCTGATACTCTGGAATGGACTTGGACAGTAATGGTAGAGTGCGATACTAATTTTTTGATGAGAAATTACATAGCTGATGGTGATGGCAATGTCCTTGATGGTCAATTCAGCACATCCTACCAGAGCTGTGAGTGCGTGCCTTTTAATCCCAATCTCTATGACCTTTACTCACTCAGCAACATCATCAACATTGATGCATCTGACTGCTTTAGCACACTGCTAGAGTACTGGTCGGACAGCATCAGCATAGCAGAGGGCTTTGAATACACCGGAGGCTGGAAGCAGAAGGTAAGGCTAGGCATCAATGGAGGAGGGACTAAGCCTGTGATTGAGGAGAGCCTCTACAGGCAGTCTAATGGTGTCCACAGAAGGCCACAATCAAAGCAGGATTTATCGTTAGATTTGCATAGTGATTTTCTGGATGAGGCCACTCAGCTAGCTCTTGTCGATGCCACCCGGCATAGCAACCTGATATGGGAAGGGAAGTCAATTTTTGTGAAGGGTGATATTGAGGTAGCCACCACTCAAGACTACACTACACAAAGCTCATTTGAGACTTTATCTCAAGTAAAGTTTCAGGCACTGGTTCAAGGCTTTCAGCCTAAAAACTCAAGTTGTTTAAACTGCTAAAAAAATGTCAATATTTTCACTGACCTGCCCTGATGTAGGTTGTTATCAGAACTTTCTCTGTGACCCAGAGTTCCAAAATAAAATCGTGGCGGTGGCTTATGTTCGCAAAAGTGCTGCCCTAACTGCTAATGAGAAGTCAACTGCTGACCTCTGGATAGCTGCTCTCTATGAGCGTTACCTTGATGGTGAGGCTTACCTTGTGTTCAACACTTCCGGAGAAAAGCCAAAGCCTGAGACAGCTACTACTGCTGGTCGGGGTATGCAGAACACTAAGGCTCTTGCCAAGACTCACACCCTCACCTATCAGGACATGCAGGGAGTAGTGCAGAGCAATGTTCAGTTCTATAATGACATCCTTGCCACTGCTCAGAACTTCGACTTTTACTACTTCACTCCTGGCAGAATCTGGGATGCTTCCGGCTACTATGTGACTGTCATTGGTGACCCAATTATCACAGCTGACCTGAACACTTACCAGATGGCTGAAGTAACAGTTAACTGGGTGAGCAAGGTGAACCCTCTGCCTTATGAGTTTGATACAGATAGCTTCCTAGAAGGTCTGTACTACATCATCAGCTTTACCGGAGGTTCAGGAAGTACCTATGTTGGCAACACTATCACAAGTGCTTGTACAGACCCACAGACTGTGACTTTTTCAGCAGTCCTGAACATTGGAGCTATCTCTGGTGCGCCAGCACAAGTCTGGTCAATTGAGCAGGCTGATGGAAGTGATGACATCACTGAGATTGGTCTTGTGATTGACACTGTAACTGGTGTGATTACTTGGAATCCAGAAACATTTGTCGGCACTTACATTTTCACTGTGACCGTTACCAATGAGTATGGCTGTGTATTCGGTCAGGAGACAATAACTCTAGTCGTTAATTGCGGAGAATAAAGTAACATGGAAGAGTTAATCGGGGTACTACTATCAAAGTTGCTAGACCGGAAAATCAGGGAAGGCAGGCACGATTACATTGAGGAGGCTAGAGAAAAGGCTGAAGAGCTTGAGTATCACTTTGAGAATGAGTACCCCGAAAAGCTCTTGATTACTCAGCATCCGAGTGAAGAGCCTTGGATGAGGGAGTACAGGAGGAGAAGATGGCAAGCTCCTACCACTACAGCCACCGGCAGAGTTTATACCTTCCTGCAAAAGATTCAGCAGGCTGATGACTTTAAGATTAAGTTCGAGGATGACTTCCAGAAGACAGGCATTGCAGAGCGCATAGGGCTTAGCAACAACACTCTGCAATATTATGTAGAGGATGAGCTGCCTAAGACTGGAAGCCTTGAGAAGTGGCTCTTTAATGTGTTCCTAAAGACCTACCTTAAAGATGCCAATGCTATAGTAATTACTCTGCCAGACTACAATGAGTTCATTGAAGACCCGGCAGCTACTACTACTCTGGACTGGTCAAGACCTTACCCTCAGATAGTAGAGTCTGAAGACTTAATCTGGGAAGGGGAGGACTATGTAATCATCAAGGCAGAGGATTATAAGGACATGAACCGGAGGAAGTGGGATCAATTTCTATGCATCACAGTAGAGGGATTGATGCTATTTAGGCAGGTCAATGAGTACACCTATGACCAGCCATTCCAAGTCTTTATCCTGCCCTATCAGTTCGGCTATCTGCCAGTCTGCAAAGTCGGCAATATAATCTACGAAGAAGAAGATGGTCAGTTAGTCTATGACTCAGTTCTTGCTCCTTGCCTTCCTGCTTGGAATGAGGTACTCTTCAGGACTGATGACCTCAATATATTATGGGCAATGCATGCCCTGCCACAGAAGTGGGCATTGAAGATGTCTCCCTGTAAGACATGTAATGGCACAGGCATAAGGACTAATCGTAAGGAGGAGAAGGTTAGCTGTAATGATTGCTCTGGCTCTGGAAGGGCTAGCAGCTCACCATTCGGCCTGATGGAGATAAATATAGACAGGTCAAGTGCCATCAATCCTAATCCACAGATACCACCAGTACCTCCGGCTGGATACATTGAGAGGCCAACTGAGACTGTCAGACTATTCCAAGAGGACATTGTGCAGAAGGAGTTTCAAGGCTTTAAGGCAATAGGTCTGGAGCTGCTTGGGCAGATACCAGCTGCTCAATCGGGCATAGCCAAGGAATATGACCGTAAGGAGCTTAATACCTTCTGCTTCTCTGTGACTGTTCACCTTGCTCAAGTCTATCGGAAGGTCTGCTTCTACATCATGTACCAGAGGTACAATAGCCTATTCAGTAGCAGCCTGATGGACAGTGATAAGATACAGGCAGCACTGCCTCAGATTACTGTGCCTACTGACTATGACATCATGACCACAGAGATGGTAGGTGAGCAACTTAATAAGGCTATCTCCGGCAACTTTAACCCTCTGATTATTGCAGGCATTGAGATGGACTATGTTGAGAAGCTCTATGGAGACAACTCCATGAAGAAGACCTACCTCAAGCTAATTAGTAGCCTTGACCCATTGCCATTCAAGACAACTGATGAGAAGACTGTGCTGCTGTCCAGCAATGGATGCACTCAATTAGACTACATTCTAAGTGCTAATCTTGCGGCATTTGTCATGCAGAAGCTGGAGGAGAACCCTCAATGGTATGAGCTATCATTCAGCCAGCAGCAGGCTGATGTATATACATTGGCAGCAATGAAGCAAGCTCAGATTCAGTCTGGATTAGTGCCTCTTATGGATGATGTTGAAGACATATCTACTCCAGCAGAGGAGGCTGATAATCTAGGCAAGCTACCTTTGGCTATTCAGCAGCTATCACTTGCTGCCGAGAGGGCTAATAAGGCAGGCAATGCCAAGCTATTTAAGGTCTTGAATGACAAGATTAACAATCTACTGGCAGAGATAAGCTAATATGGATGAGAGGCAGCTGGAGTTAATCAAGAAGATTCAGCAGCTTCAGCTTGCCATTGAGAAGCGCATGGATGATGCGCTGCCTAAGGTCTTTGAGAAGCTATCTAACCAGGTGATTGACCTATCTGGCAATCTCAGCCTAGATGCTAAAGACAGGGCAAAGACTTTGAGGGAGATGATCAAACTGAAAAAGGACATTGCTGACACCATTGTCAACAATAGCCTTTATCAGACTCAGGTAGCAGAAGTCATTGCAGGCTTTGACCAGCTCAGTAAGCTATCTAATGATTACATCAGCATCATTCTAGATGATTTTAAGCCTAAGACTGAGCTTTACAAGGCCATACTAGAGACTAACATAGCCACTACTAAGGATGCTTTGCTAGGTGCTGGCATAAGAAATAACTTCGGCACAGCCATTCAGGAAGTACTAAAGGACAACATAGCTGGCATAGGCACAAGGTCTCAGCTGAATGAGACTCTTAGGAAATTCATTGAGGGAACTGACACTGAGAAAGCCTTTTTAAATCGGTACATCAAGCAGACTACTAATGACTCTGTGATGACATTTAACTCAGAGTACATTCAGACTATTGCTGATGACCTAGGGGTAGAGTACTACCTCTATTCTGGCACTATCATATCAGACACGAGAGAGTTCTGCCAAGCCCGGGCAGGCCGTTACTTTACCAAGGCAGAAGTAGAGAAGTGGGCAAGTCTTAAAGGCTGGCAGGGTAGAATGGCTGGCACTAACAGCAGCACTATATTCATTTATCGTGGAGGATATAACTGCCGACATCAGCTTTGGCCTGTGGCTAAAGAGCAGTATGAGTCAGCTAAAGAGAAGGGCAGAGCAGGTCTAAGGTAGTTACAAAGTAATTACAACCTGTTCCAATTTGTCACACTTTCACCCTACTTTTTCTCCCTATAAGCAATAAGTAGGGAGATAGGTTTAAGATGCCTTTGGTCAATGACATTTCGCATTCCATGCCCTAAGTTCTGCCTAACCATTACAGCAGCCATGCTTTGCTTCCTGATGTAACCCTGAAGTATTACCTCTGCCTGCTCCTCAATTGCCCAGCATAGTATGTAGACATCAGCCTTTAGCTCATCATTCAGATTGAAGACTAGCCTGCCTGTCTTATACTTAGTGGTCTTGACATCTAGGTTGTACTCATCCATCATTAGGTCTGTGCCTCCATCTCCTTCAAGGCCACAGCTCATGTCCATTGGAATCTTGAGTGCCTTACTGACTGCATACTCACCCATCACACCTAGCATGTCAGCAGTCTGCTGGTCATTGCCCCAGTGCTGCTTGTATCGGTTAGGGTTAGCCTGATCCTTGAGAAAGTGCCTGCCCTTGGCAAGTACCCGGAGCAGCTCCATCTCTCTTTCTGTAAAGGTTATCTTCAAGGCTCATAGAGGATTACAAAAGTAAGTGATAAATTAGGATATTTACGCTATGAAAAAGGCATCAAAAGAGTCATCGGTTAAGATTAACTTCGGCAAACGAAGAGAAGGAAAGCACCGAAAGGCCAGAAGGCCAAAGGAAGGCAGGCAGAAGAAGTACAGAGGACAAGGAAGATAATGGCAGATAAGAAGTTTAAGACCAAGGTTGGCGGTAAGACTGTCAAGTTCGGAGCGAAAGGTTACAGCATTGCACCTGGTACTCCGAAGGGAGACAACTACTGTGCAAGGTCTTCTGGCATTAAGAAGTGCAAGAACCCTCCCTGTGCCAATGACTTAAGTCGGAAGGCTTGGGGCTGTGTTGGTAAAAAATCTGTAAAAAGTGCAGCAAAAAAATTCACTAGGGTTAAGTAACTTTACACAATGCAACTGAAGCACTTTACACTTTCTGAATTTGACTCTCCAGATGCACCTGGTTCAGGGAGCAACATGAAGGAGGAGTTCTTGATTAAGCTTGACAAGGCCAGAGCAATTGCTGGCATACCGTTCAAGATTAACTCAGGGTTCAGAACCAAGGCTCACAATGTCAGCCTGCAGAAGCGTGGCTATAAGGCAGTAACAAACTCACCTCACCTAGGTGGATGGGCAGCAGACATTCACTGCAATGACTCAGCCTCTAGGTTCACTATTATCAATGCCCTGCTTGAAGTAGGATTTAGGCGCATAGGGATTGATGGCACATTCATCCATGTAGACTGTGATCCAACAAAGCCACAGTCTCTCATCTGGACTTACTAATTATGAACATCGAAATCAAGGCAGAGCTTGTCAAGTTCTTGAATGACACTCCTGCCTATGGTGCTATCCTCCTGACTAAATTGACTAATCCAGACCTTGAGTTCTACAATGACTTAGAGAAGTGGGCATACTCTCACGGATGGGCAGTCATTCTGCTCTATAGGTTATTCGTGATAGCCTCAGACATTCACAAGAGGCTAATTGTTAAGGAGCTGTGGCCTGATGAGTCTGGAGAGGTGGTAATGATGACCGGGTACAGTAAGTTATATCTGCAAATAAAAAAGTTATTCAAATGAAGGTTTATCTGGATACAATTGTGCTGTTCATGCCCTCAACCAGGTCA